TTCTGGCGCCAAAATGGGTATCATTTATAATACCAATTTTCATTCTTCTTCCTCAAACAATTTTACTTTTTTCTTTTTCTTGGCTGCTTTTGAAGTCTGCTGTAATGTCTTATCTAGATTATCGTAGGTTTCTACTTCGTCTTCTGATAAACCAATCTTCTTAAAGTAATCTGTAAGATCTCCGTTTACATCCATAGATTTCAGATACTTATATTTTACATAATTTTGCTTTTTCTCTTTTTGTATTCTTCGAAGAAATGCAAAATAAGTTATTTGAGTAAAATAAGAAAATGGGTTTTTAGATTTGTTTTCATCAAAGTTTTCGCAGTACATCAAACAGTTTTCTACAGCATCTCCTATCATTTCATCCTTGAAAGGATAGTTTACAAAGTTTGGTTTCTTTGCTAAATTTTGTGCTATCTCTAAAAATGCCATTCCAATATATGAACTTACTGGCGGTTTTGGTTCATCACATTGTGCAGCATCTTTTATTCTTTGTTTCCAATCTATCAATTCTTGTAAAAACTTCTCATTGTCTATGTAATGAGAACTAGATTTCTTCTTTTTCTTTTTCATGCTTTATACCTCTGGACGAATTATACAAGAAAAACTACAGGATGCAAGAAAAAATCCAAAAAGAGCTTGACATGTTTTTTATGTTTAATTATAATCACTGTGTGGGCTATCAAAGAGAATAGAGCCTTTAAAGCCTCTAAAGCCCGTATTACTTAAGATAGTCTTCTGGATTATCTGACCACGAGCGAGGGTCTTTAGGATCAGCATTTTCATCATAAGGAAGTTTATTAATAGTCTCTTTAGGAGATATCTTTTTTGCTTTCCTAGTATTTTCTTTATTGGATTTAGTGGTCTTTTTTGGTTTCTTTGGTTTTGGTTTTACCAATTTTGGTTCTTCTTCTTCGTCATCCTCTAAATCATCCATAGAAGCTTCTATGTCATCAATGAGATTTTCTAGACTGGAATTTACTGACTCTAAGAAATTCTTTAATCCTTCTTCGTCTTCGAAAGAGAAATTGATGTTCATGTCTCCGGAAATTCCTTTTTCGGAATCCTCAGACTCATCTTTGTCTGTTTCTATTTCATTATTTTCTTTTAGATCGTTTTCCAATTCTTTGAGATAAAAACTAATGATAATAGAATTGGCATTAACGATAGAAACTATGAAAGTACGATTAAAGGTAATTTCATAGTCATCGGTAAAATCTGACCATTTTCTGAACATCAATACTTCTCTCATGCGAATACCACTCGGATTAGTGGGACTGATAGCAGGAGTCGGTACATTGACGATTTGATACAATAGAGGATGTTTTAGTACAATATTTTCTATGTTAGACTCTAATAGTTCTCCCACTAAAGTCTTTCCAGAACTGAGTTCTACTAAAACATATTGAGGTTGATCCATCCAGATCTCCTTTATTAAAGTATTTATATAAGAGGAATCGAGACTTTCTTGAACTCGAAGTTTTCAGATTCGTAAATCTTTAATCTTTCTTCGTAATGTTTTAGAGTATGATTTTTATACGATTTCCAAGATAGGTCGTCTGCTAAATCATACAACTTTGCTTTTTCCTTGAATTCCGACTTTCTTAATTGTCTTCCTATGCTCTGTAGCACTCGTATTCTGCTTTTCGATGGAGAAGAGAATATGATATTATGAAGTCTACGAATCGAAACTCCGGTGGAAAATGTTCCATACGAAGCGATGATTATAGCATTCTCTTCCTTCTCTGCAATTTCTCTCACCAATTCACGATCTTCTACTTCCGTTTTTCCATGAACAAAGAAAACTTTATGATCCGTATTCATGGAGTCAAAAATCTCTTTTAAAATCTTTCCGTGTTTTTCCACAAACTGAAAGAGTATTAAAGTATTTCCTTTGAGATTGGAAGCAAGATTGCATATAAATTTATTTCGAGTTTCGTTTTGAACTATCCAATCTATTTCTTCTTGGTAGGTTATCTTCTTTAAAGGTTCTCTTATAGATTCTGGATATTTTAAAAGAATACAATCAATAGAAAGATTAGACAGAATGTTCTTATCCATCAGTTCTTTTGTAGAAGTAACTTTGTGACATCTACCGAACAAACCTTCAATTACCAGTTTATGCGTAAGACTTCCATCTAAAGTTCCAGTTGTTCCTATTCTATACGGACACGATTTTAATTTTGTCATTATTGCAGTCAAAGATTTGGATTTAAAAAGATGGCACTCATCTCCGATTACTGCTGCAAATTGATCATAAAAATTGTTTGAGAGTTTATACACACTTTGCCATGTTGATATCACTACTCTTTTTGGGGTGTCCTTGTCCTGTCCACCATAAATTTTATGACAGATTCTATGAACATCAAATGTATCTTTTTTTGCATAATCAACAAAGTCTGAATACATTTGAGATACTAAAGATATAGTAGGAACCAATATCAGTATCTTTTTTTCTTTTGGAAGTTTCTTTAGATAATATCTAATCAATGAATATATGATTAAACTTTTTCCTGATCCTGTCGGTGAAAGTAATAAACATTTTCCCTTGTTGATAGAATGGTGTATACTTTCTAATTGATGAGGATGAACTTCTATTGGATTGTTGTTTACTGAAAGATTTAAACTATTTAAAAATGTTTGAACATCTTCAAGTGAAACATCATCTCCCGTATTTTTTGTGTTATTTACATACGAGTAGTTTCTATCATCAGCAAACTTAATGATATAATCTTTTAAACCAGAATAAATTTCTTGTTTATAAATGTTATATAATTTGATTTGACCGTCCCACATACGATTTCTGTAAGCGGGCATATACTTGTGGCCTGGAACTTTGAATGTAAAAAAATCCGAAAGTTCCTTTGCTATTGATTTTTCACAAGCAACTTTTATATAAACGGAGTCTACATCATTTATCGTCAAATCTGTCATCTAAGTATTTAGATTAATTTACTCCGTTTATAAATTTCCTCCAAGCAATCGCATCTCGTATATGCCATTGTAAATTATTGATTGCTTTTATGGTTTGTTCCAAAAAGTATACCTTTTCTTCTTGCAAAGATATCTTTGAATCTATATTTAAAATATCCGCATCAGCATCGATGTATTTGTCTATATCCTGTTTCAGTATTTTTAGAGCAAATGGTTCCCAACCTTTTTTCTGTAAGGTTTCTGAATCCATTTTTCCGTTGTAGTATTCCCATTTTTCTTTGAGAAGAGTTCTTCTTTTCATTTTTAATGATTGAAGAATTAGTTTTTCTTCATGAAAGAAATTAAGATACTTGTTATGAAGTTGTGGAATTCTGAGAGATTCGATATCGAGTTGCGTATCATTGATACGAAGATCCTCAGATAACATTGATTTTAGTTTGTCTATATCCATAATGTAAATTATAACTTTAAAAATTAAAGTGTCAAGAGACTGGTATTTGATTTTCGTAAGATTTATGTAAAACAGTAAATCCAGAATGACCAAAAGTTATTGTAGCGGTCACATTCGCTGCATCTATTGTTGTAGTTTCCATTGTAATTGCTGAAAGCACTTTAGGCCAACATTGAAGAAAATTAATTTCCATTACTCTGTTGGATTTATTGCTTAATATGTGTAATGTAATATCGGAATATACTTCTTTTTCTGGTGTAATAACTTGATTAAAAGATCTTGTTGGAACAATTCTTGTCATCCAATCCATGAGTTGTAACCAGTTTTGAAGATCCTCTGATACTAAGAATGTGATTTCTAGATCTTCGTAATTTATAACTGTACCCGGTCTTTTGATTGGTGTGAATGTGCTGGGTTGTATGAACTCCGGAATATCGATTCCCGGAATATTTACAGTCTGACAAAAATATTCAAGATAAGGATATTTGTGTATTGATAATTTAAACTTGTTATCTTGTAACAAGTCTATTGTTTTTGGTTGTCTCGAAATAGAACTTGGAGTAGTCATTTTGTCCTCGAAGTATTTAGGAATAAAAAAAGAGAGTGGATTTCTCCACTCTCCTTTAGTAATTAATGTCAGGTAGTTTTACCTATTAATTAGGTTCCACCGTAAGCAGCATCGTTACCGTGAATGTTATCTACGCGGAAGATGCGGTAGTATGGGTTGACTCTGCGGGTGAGAGTTTCACCATCGTTACCCGAGGTGAGGATTGGTGTACCATCAGCATTGATACCCTTCGTAACGAATGGATTGGAAACGAGACCGTAACGAGTCTTGAAACCGATCTTTGGTTGGAAGGTTGTAGTATCAACTGCTCTTACCATTTGTAGTGGAACATATGGGCAGTAGAAGATACCTGCGTCGTAAGGTGATGTACCCTTATATCCAACGCAAACGAAGTTAACATTTGCACCTGAATATGGATCTACATAAACCTTAACTCTTCCACCGTGGAGAGTACCGACAAGGGTATTTCCAGTAACATCAACATTCATTGATTGATTGAAGACTGGTGAGAAGTCAAGAACACCACTCATTGAGAGTGCTGAAGCAACATCTGGTGAGCAGATGACCATGTTACCT